GATTGACGGCCATAGCCTCGTCGATCTCGATCGCCATGCCAACCTGCACCCGCTTCTGAGCCGAGACACTAAACGCAGTGTCCGTCTCCTGTGCTTGACCGACCTGCCTCTCGTGCCGAGCAGTTACAGCGAACGCTGTGTCGGTCTCCTGGGCCTGTCCGGTTTGGGCATCGTGTCTCGGGGTGACAGTCTGCGCCGTGTCGGTCTCTGTTGCTTGGCCTGCCGGAACGTCTCTACGGGCAGAGACAGAAAACGCCGTGTCTGCTTCTTGAGCCTGGCCGATTTGAACGTCATGCCGAGGAGTGACTGTCTGCGCGGTATCTGCTTCAGCTGCCTGGCCAAGTTGCACCTCGTGTCTCGGAATGACTGACTGGGCGGTATCGGCCTCAAGTGCCTGTCCAGTTGGCACCAAGATCGGGCCAGAAGGAGTTACGGAGAAAGCGGTGTCTGTCTCTACTGCCAGGCCAACCTGCACCTCGTGTCGTGCAGTGATCGGTTGGGCGGTATCGGTCTCCTGAGCAAGCCCTGTTTGTACATTGTGGCGCGGAGTTACGGTTTGCGCTGTATCAGTTTCCTGCGCTTGCCCCTGCTGAACATCGTGACGAGGAGCGATGCTCTGAGCGGTATCGGTCTCTTCCGCCTGAACGACGTTGATGCTCTGACCACCCGCGCTGGGAAGGAGGGGCTGCCACCACCAACTGCTCATCTACACCACCGTCCTCAGGGACCAGTTCCACTGAAGATCAGCACCCGCGATCTTCTTGCCTGAGAAGTCCCAACCGTGCAGAAGGGTGAGCAGCGGAGTCACCATTAGTGTTCCGGCGACCTTCCAGTGTGCAGGCCTTGCGAGAATCTCCTTCAGCTGTGCTCCCGCCGAGTACACCTTCTCGTACCTCGCGAACTCGTATACGTCAGCAATCGCCATGACCGCGTTGTTCTCTAGCCACAACTGCACGAGAGCGTCTGATGTATCCGTAGCGATGGTGGACGAGTCATTGACGAAAGAATGTTCTGTCGTAGTGATTGTCTGGTCGAACTGCTTGTACTCGGAGATCGTCGGTGTGAGCTGCCGGATGCTCCAGAAGATCGACTGGTCTGCTCCCGCGATCTTTTGGAGAGTGAAGTCCCAGCCATGCATGAGTATGAACGGAGGAGAGACGTATGTTCCCCCTCCTCCCCCTTGCAGTCCTGCAAGCCTGGCGACAGGATGCTTGCGCCTGGTCCCGCCCGAGAACACCTTCTCGTGCACCGCGAAATCAAACACGTCAAGTGCATCGAGCGGAGAGAGGTGAAGAAGAACCTGATACAGCCCATCAGTGGTTTGGTTTGCGATCGTCGTTGAGTCATTGGTGAGAGAGTACTCGGTAGTCGAGACTGACGCATCGGCTTGGAAGAGTTCGGTGAAAGCCATCGGCTACCAGACTCCATGAGCGATAGCCGAACACCCTGATACCGGCGTACCACTGGAAGATGCCCGAGCATAGATCCCGACACCGCTGGGGACTTCCCGCCAGTAGTTCATGTATGTGCGGGGTCCTGAAAGTCCTTCCTGGGTTCCGGCCTGATACTGCTCGTCTGAGATGATGATGTCCTTGTTGGTGGCATCACCAGCGGCCAGGTCGACCCAGTAGGCAAGGTTCGTTATTGTCCCGTTATTGATGCCAAAGCCGACCTGCCACCACATGTATTGCTTAGCCGTGTTCGATCCCATCTGCACGTACGTTCCGGCGGCACCAGAGGTGCCTGGTGTGATCGTGGTGCCACGAGAGCTTCCCGTAACTTCCCCGAAGGAGTCTACGCCATGTCCGTATGCGAGCAACTCTCTACGGGCAACTCCCCCGAACAGCTTGATGAAGACTCGGGCTGTTCCTACTGTTGCGTTGTTGACACTGCATGTAGCGGCGATTGCTGTTCCCGCTGGGATAAAGACCGGGAAGTAGTAGTCCACGCATCCAGCAGCAACCGTCGTAGCTGTCGACTGGGCGCAGGAAGCAGACAGATGAGAAATGAAGTCTACGAACGTTGTACCACCAGCGGTATCAATCCCGATCTTGAAGATCGCATCCTTGGCAGTAGTAGACACGTTGATCCCTGTTACACGGATGAAGATTCCGAAGCAGTCTTCAGTAACAGACGCATCAGAGAGGATCTCCGCATATGCCGGGTATGTGTTGTTCCCCGGCGTGATCGATGTACCCGGAGTTAGGGAGGGAGCATCCTGATTTGAAGCAACAAATCGAAAGCCGCCATCACTCATCGTCCAGAGCATGTTGGCCATGCGAGGATTCTCGCGAGCTAGATCCAGATAGTTCCGGACCCGTTCCTCTGCGCAACGACGCTCAACTCTTGCCCTCCAGGCGTTGCGATCGCTCCACGCAGGAACAGAGGCGTCACCCTCTGGCTTACCGCTGATGTTGTTGAGAAGAATTCCTCGCATGTCAGACGGCAGTGAGCACCGACACGATTGGCTGGTCGGTGCTCACTGCTTGCTTCTCATGCCGCTCGGGCGAACCCAGCCGCGTTGATGACTGCGACGAGGTCGTTCCCGTCTGTCGTTGCCGTGAAGTCGTGGTACGAGATGGGCCTGATGTTGGAGTCGGTTCCGGCACCAGTGTCCATGTCGATGCAGACGAGGAACTTGCCGAGGTTGTTGTTGGTCGCGCCACCGGCGGCTGTCCAGGTCTGGTCGGGGATATCGACGTCACGTCGGTTGTTCGTGTCATCGGGTGTTGCGATCGCTGACAGTTCTGTATCCGTCAGCACCTTCCGCGCGTAGTTGGTGAAGTCCGCCTCGTCGTTCGCTGCCGCCAGCAACGCGGCGAGGTCGTCGTGGTTGTTCAAGGTGTCGTCGGCTTCGAGGCCGGTCGCCTTGAGCAAAACGATGACCAGAGCGGAGGCGGCGGGATCGTTTCCGTCGACGCGGATGTAGTCCTCGACGAAGCGTCCCTTGGAGATGTTGAAGATCCCGTTGGCCATTCAGTCTCCTTCGCCTCAGAGGGGCTGACTCAGAGCCAGCCCCTCTTCAGCATTGGGAAGCGTTAGCTCCCGCCTCCGCCTGGCTCTTCGCCCTCGGTCATGAGCCTCTCCAGAGCGGTCAGGACGCCCTTGCGCGGATCGTTGTTCGACGCCAGTCCTTCTGCGTCGAGAACCTTCTCCGCGTAGTCCTTCCTGCCGCCTGCGAGAGCGATCGTCTCGGGGACGTTGAGGTTGTTCTTCTCGATGTGATCGGCGATCTCCTCGTCCGACGCCGAACCGACGTCGATCGCGGGACCACCCTCGGACTCGGACTCGCCTCCGGTGCCCGCCGGTGCCAAGATCGCACGGCGAGCCTCCTCCTCGGGCGTGAAGGCAGCAACCATCGGGCCTGCGGCCAGCTGTTCCCAGTCCGGCCCCCGATATTTGCCCTCCTTGATCTGCTTGATCTCCTTGTCCGAGTAGAACGCGCCGAGCTTCTCTCCGCGAGCTAGGTCTTCCTCTCGCTCGATGTCGACGGTGTCGCCGAAGTATGCCTGCTGTTCCGCAAGCATCATCGGTCCGCCCACCATGCCCGGTGCCGGGACTTCCAGGTAGTAGTGGAAGGCCCGGAACTTGATCATCTTCTTCATGTTCCGATTTGCTCCCTTCCGCCTACGTCTGGAGGCCCGTGAACTTCAGGACGGCGAACGGGTTGTTGGCGTACATGACGGGGCGGACCGAGGACTGAACCCAGGTCTGCTCCTTCCCGTTCGGGTCCCGCCAGGACTCGGTGGACAGAGCCTTCTCGATGCGCATCTCGCCGACCTGTCCTTCTGCCAGCGCGTAGGCGGTGCCGGCAGCGACACGGTTGGTGACGAAGATGTCGATGTCGAACGAGTCGAGCAGAGCAGCGAGCTTGTCGCCGTAGATGCCCTCCAAGTCGAACATCTGCTGCGGATTGAGGATCCACAGGTTGTAGTCGATGCCGAGTTCTTCCTGCTCGGCCAGCAGGTCCGCTCTCGCGAAGTCACGAGCCGGGTACGCCGTGAAGTTCGACGGCGTGCCACCGGCGGTGACGACGGTCGACCAGTTGTTCCCAGCGACGGACCGCGAGTTGGCCGTGATGGCCGCCTCGAGAATCTCGACGCCACGCTGGTTGATCTTGCGGACGATGGTGTTGCTGAGCTGCCGGAGCGCGTTCGTGAACTGCGTCACGTCGTTACGGTCACGTGCCTCGTCCGTGAAGTAGAACTTGCCGCCCCACTTCTCGACTTCGGCGGTGCGCGGTGCGCGGCGGCTGAAGGCAACGACCGGGAACTCTGTCCCAGGCGCAACCCTCTGCACGTCACGATCCGCGTACAGATCGATGGCGACGTCGTCGTAGACAACTGCGCCACCTGTCACGCCTCCGGCAGACGTGAATGCGCGGTCCACGAAGAACCGCTGGACCGTGAGGTCCATGATGACCGGAGTGACGACCCTCGTGGGCTGCTTCAGAGCCAGGTCCACGGTGAAGTTGGTGCCCGAAATGGTCGGAGGACCAAGTGGGTTGGCAACTGCACCGGGGAATGGCGCTGCCGCAACATCCGGAGGGCCTGCGGGCTGGAACCGCGCCGCCGAGTAACCGAAAGCCGATCTGATGCCCATGCGCTCCATCTCCATGCGCAGGATCTCGGGGTCGGCCTGGCCAACTGCGACGAGCTCTGCCAGCGTCGGCATCTCGATATGCACGCGCTGGCTGTGATGTTCCTTGAGCATTTCCCTCCTCCCTCTATGCCGTCACGAACGGGACAGGAGCGTAGAGCTCGACCACAACTTCGAGGTCGGCTCCGGCCGTCGAACTGTGCGAGCGCCCGACACGAACGCCGGGTGCTGCCAAGTTGATGACACGCCCCACGCTGTCGACTTCCAGGTCGACGCCAGCGGTGACAGCAGCCCCGGACATGACCGGAAGCATGACGTGTGCACCACGAATGACCTGGCCCTTCCCAGCGATGCCGACATCCCAGCCGACAACGCCTCCGACTTCGCCCCCAGCGGCAGGCACGCCTGCTGTCTGGATGTTGCCTCCTGTCGCCGCCGCGTCGAGTGCAAGCGGAGACGACTGGAACGTGGTCAGAGGCCCACAGAACCTCTTGCCCTGAACAGCAGCGGCAAAGTGAACCGTGAGCTTCTGGCAGTACGCTCCTTCGTAGATCGGGATGCACTCGTTAGCGGGCATTGAGTACACCACCCCTACGGAGCGAGCCATCCGTCTGGATCCTGCCCCTCAGAGCCATGCCAGCCTCGACAGCCATGTCACGCTGGCGACGCTTCTGGATCTCGGGGAAGTACGGCAGAAGGATGTCCATGGGGCCGTCGCCATCGCTGGCGCTTGCATTGCGGCCGATCTCCTCACTGCCGACCGGGACGAGCCCGGCCTGGAGGTTGTCGATCGCAGCCTTGGCCCCGTCTGGATCCTGAGCCATGTAGTTGGCCCATGCCTCGCGGCGAGACGGCGGGAACTTGCCCATCGCCATCGCCTGATCGAGGAACTTGTCGTGCTCGACCGCTTCGAGCCTCTCGTACGCCTTGACGCCGAGACCGGCGTTGGCCACGAGTCTGTCGTATGCATCCCTGTCGAGCTGCACAAACGGACTCTCCGGCCTTGCCTGCGGCTCGGGCCTGGGCTCCGAGAGCACCGCCGCACCCGCAACAGCGGGAGCAGGCGAGGGAGCGGTCACCACCGACGCTGGAGGCGTCAGGGGCTCCGGCTGTGCCGGATCCTGTGCCTCTGGTGCGCCGGGGATGGGCGGAGTTGCGGGAGGCTGCTCGGTCGTCGCCTGTGACTCCGGCGCAACTGCTCCTACCACTTCCGCCAGCGCAGCGTAGATCTGCTCGTCGGACGCATCCTCGGGCAGATTCAGCCGCTTGATCGCTTCTGCGCGATCCATGGCACCCCCTTGGGTTGGGTTTGCCGGGACGGAATCGTCCCGAGAATCCCAGCTGGCAGCCACGTCGTGGCCGACAGTCAGGATCGCTGCCGCATGGGCAGCAGCGTCTTTCTTCCGGTCGTCCGATACGTAGTCGATACGCACCGGGTCCGGTTCACCAAAGGATACGACTCCCTTGGCATCCGAAGAGAACGGGAGGATCCAAAGCTGGCCGTCCTCGTCGTCCTCGATCACCAGCTGGTTGGGGTCCGTCAGAACAGCACGGATCCACCACCACATGGCTCCTTCGGACTTGTGGTCCTCGACGTAACTCTGGTAGAACGCGCGGCGGATGTCGTCGAGGTTCGCAGCCGCCTCCGATTCGGGCTTCTTGTACAGAAGCTTCACAGCATCACCTTCCTCTCCTTGACTCGCTGCGACTACCTCGACGTCGCTAGGCATCTCTTCGCCGTAGTATTGCGGCAGGTCTTCCAGCTGCATCACACCCGGCCAGTTCACTCCTAGCAGGGCCACCGCCGTACACACGGCTCGCCAGGTCTTACCTGCCTGGCTCTCGACGCCCCAGAAAACCTCGACTGAGCGGTTGGCATATGCCGATGGCATGATGTCCGCTAGCCACTTGGGGACGCCGACGAAATCGGCATAGATGATCATGCCGTTTTCGGACAAACGTAGGTTGATGGCCTTTCCGAATGACGGTGAACCGTCAAACTTGGTGGTGTCGTTGTAGCGGGGATCGATGTGACCGATCTTGATCCTCGGGGTGGGGATGCTCGGGTCTTCCCCCGCAGCGGTGACGATGTCTGCAAGGTCTTCCGGGGTGAAAGTTGCGGGGCCGGTGCTGAGCTTGTACTCTACACCCGCCTCCATGATCGGGATATTCGGCACTGTCACGAGAACGGGTGCGCCTGCGTGAGACCCCACTAGTCCCCTCCTCCCGACTGTACCGCATCATTGTTGTTGGCCGTCCCATTCTGCGACTGGGCGGACGGCGATGGGGAGGGAGCACCCGCACCGCCGTCCGCATCGCCGCCGTCTGGCGCAGCGATGGCCAGCTGCGGTTCTGGCCGTGGCGCCGTCCGCTTTGGAAGGTGGTACTTGTACCTGATCGAGTCCTCGACCTCCTCGTCTACGATGACGATGTTGTTCTTCACGAGGGTCGCAAGCTGATCGATGCCGAGCACCTCGTCGTCACCTTCGTATGCGAGGATCGGTACGAGATCTTCGTTTGCGAAGTTCCAGTCAATCCAGTCCTCGATGACGTGCTCATTCATCACGTCAATGTACCAGTCGCAGATTGCCTTCTGGCCGAGGATGAAGAAGTCCTGGAACACCGCGCCAAGAGCGTAGCTGCCGACATGCTGTCCGCCCTGAGCGAGATTGGCGAGCATGAGCAGGAACCTGCGGGCCATGGCCTCGTCGTGCATGCGGATGGAATCGCTGACGTGAGAAGCGCCGGTTGCCCGCATGACGGTGACCTCTGTTCCTGCTGGCGTAGCGCCTCCGCTGGTCTCCCCGACCCGCATAGCTTGCATCATCTGGCTGAGACTTGCGATCTCTCCGGGGGTTGACTCGGGCGCTGCTGTGCCGATGGGGATGCCGCCTGCCTTCTCGTGGTTGATCGCGTCAACACGTACCAGCCGATCCTTGACCAGCCAGTTTCTGTAGCAGTCGCGCAAGATGCTGCGTCCTACCCAGTTGGCTCCTTCCTGCTCGAAGATGAACCCTGTGAGACGATCAACCGGGATCTCCGGCTGCCCCCATGGTGCAAAGGAAGTTGACTGTGGGACGTGTACGTTCTGCTGGATGGAGACCAGGCCACCGTCGGAAGCCACCTTGATGTCACTGATGCTCTGGGGGACACGAACAGCGAGCTTTCTGAGCCGCCATCTTCCGTCTACGATCTCTCCGACCTGCTCGAAGTACATGTGGCCATAGATCATGGCCTTGAGAGCCTGCACCAGATGCTTCCTGTGCGCGAACCTGTTCTTCATTCGCCGGTGTACTCGTTCTTCCTCGCCCGCGATAGGAAGGTTGAGGTCCTCGCTGATCCCCTTGACCGCTTCAGGTCTGGCACCATTCGGCTCGATGACAAACCTGAGCTGACTGATGCCGTAGATGACAGCCGTGAGCAGACCAGCCAACTGAGAGTCCGTTCTCATCTGGTCGTACGTGAGAATGCTTGCCGGCCACTGAAGGTCGGGAACATACTCGTACTGATCGATGAAAGACGACCAGGGCGGCAGACCTCCGACCAGCGGATGTGCTGCCCCGGTGGAGACCATCGCGCCGAGCTCAGAGGTCGGCGGTCTGGAACCCGAGTCTGTTTGTCGTCTTGGTCTACCCACGACTGCCTCCTACGTTGCTCCCCTACCCACGCCTGCTGGGGTGCTGATAACCCTGGATGTGCTGGTTGAAGTTGGAACCGCCGACTCTGCTGTCATGCAGATTCGGGTTTCCGTGCTGCGTGACGCCAGCGATGTTGGTGTCCGTCGACCTAGAGCCGTCAGCGCCGTCGTTCTGCACTGTGATCTGCGGAAC